GTTGTGTTCGCCGTTCTACTTTCGTCTGCCGCCTTATATGCCAGCTTCCAGATATTTTTTCCATTGAGCGTGGATGCGATCAATGCCGTGATGGTTGCATTGGTGATCGTCGCATCAGTCGCCGTCAGATTAGCGATGGTCGCACTATCGTGCGTGATGTTCGTCCGGTTTGCATACAACTCAAACAGGCTCGCGATCACATCAATCGCCTCGCTCAGCGGCTTGCAGAATATAGCAATGCTTTGACATTGGATTGACCCTGCAAAATTGAACGACCCGCCCAAGATGATAGAGCCGCTATCCAGCAGCAACAACGAATAAACAACATCATCCAGTCCACTCGCCCCACCCGCATTGGAAAGCGGATACCATGCTGTCCCATCCCACCAGCCAACCCGCTCCAAATCGAGTGAGCCTGCCGTCGTGAAGCTGCCAGCAACATACATCATGTCATTGTCATCAAATTGAATGCTGTACACTGTGTTGTTGAGGGTATCCCCTACAGCCGATGCGGTCGAGCCGTCATAAGAAAATATATACCCTAATGTTGAGTCTCCATTAACTGCGGGGAAACTTCCACCCACGTACATGACGCCCGCTGAATTAAATTTGATGGTAAGTACAGCTTCAGAAGAAATAGTGAAAGGCTGCGTCCACGTCGCCCCATCCCATTTACGAATCCTGTTTGGCATACTCCCGCCCGCCCAAATATTACCAGAGGCGTCAATCCCAATGGCGTACACGTCGTCAGACGAAATGCCGCTTCCAAGTGCGTGAACCGAACCATCCCACATGAAAATACGATCCGCATTTGCATCTCCCCCCGCATTGGTAAAAAGCCCGCCTATATACAAATCGTCATTGTCATCAAATAACAAAGACCAGACTTGTCCGTTGAGGCTGGCAACTACTACGCCCCAAGACCCGGAATTATCATAAGCCAGATAATCAGCTGTTCCCAAACCGCCCGCATCCGTAAATTCACCGCAGATAAATAGCGTTCCGTCACTTGGGCGTAAAGCAACATTTCTTACAATGCCATTTACTCCGCCGTTCACTTCTTCCCATTGTCGAGTGATGCGCGAATATCTGGCAATATTGCTTGCATCAATGCCACCGATACGCTGAAAAACCCCGCCTACATATACCCACTCTGTACCATCGTAGACTTGGCATAAAACATTTGTCACATCATCGTCCGCCAAATTCAGCGGGAGCATCCAGTCGATGTCTACCAAGTCGGCAGATGTGCGCATCCCATCGGCATCTGCCAGCAAAGTCGGCAGGCTTATCGATTCCAACTCCCCACCCGACTTGGCAATACTGCCCAATTGCTCCAGCTCGAGCACACTCTGCTTCAGCGCCTCGATCTCGCGCCCTTGATCCAGCACGATTTGCCGCAGTGCCTGCGGGTCTTCATCCAACAAAAACTGATCGCTATACAAACTCATAATAAGCCTCCAATGTTGCTCCAATAGTATTGTTGCCTTCGTTATAGGCATACGCCATCACGCGGCATGTGCCCTTCCAGCCTTTTCGACCATCCGGCAAGATCACCCGTGCCGAATGCAAGATCACACCATTCCCTTTTCGGATATTGTCAAACGTCTCACCCTTGTCTTTGATCATCACATCGAACCGGATCACAGGCATCCCATACGTTGCCAGGTACACCTCTGCCTGCTTGTTCAACGTTTCCTGCTCCACCGTCGAGCGGAAACTTTCAACCCGCGACCGCAGCCGGAACGCATTGATCGAATCCTCGTTGGTATAGGGTTGCGTCGTCAACCGTTCAGCCTCCGAAGCGCTCCCATTGATCCCGATCACCCGGTTCCACACCTGCCGGTCTATTGTCGCAGCCCGAACCGTCACATTTCCATCCTGCCCGTCATGCAGCAGGAAGTCAGTGCTCTCCCCTGCTTGTTCAAAAATATCAACATATAAATACAACCGGTTGGCATCGCTCGGCTCCCGCTTCGGTCGGATGACCATCTCACTACGTGAGCGCTTCACGATCGCCGCAAGTTGATCCCAAAATGGACGCTGATCCAGCCGCTCTTCACGGTAGGTCTCCGACCCACCCTGCTCCCCCATTCGCATGTACATCTCTTCCTGCTGATTTGCCAAAGCGATCATATCCCCCACAATTTTTGCAACCTTGCCGGTCAACTTCATGCCCCGGTCAGGCGTTCGAGAGCTCAGTAAATACTCGGCGTTATACACGCTCACAGCAGATCCCGGCAGCAGCCCGATCGGCATATCGATCACCCCTGCCCACGGCTCGAGCCTGTCATCTTCCACCAGCACCATGCGCCCTGGCATAATCCATCCCTTTTCAAGCAGTGCCTTGCTGGCGATGAACGACGTGTTCGTGCCTCCATTGGTCGATGCGCTGCCCAGCACGGCATAGCCACGGCTCAAAGGCGCAGTGAATTCGCCCACACTTAAGTTGTCCAGGTCGAACACCACAATGCGGCTCACAACCGCCTCCGGTACCAGCTAAAGTCTGAAGCCAGAGTCCCCACATCCGTACCGCTGATCGTGATCCGGTTCGTCCCCGGCTTCAGCCGCAACCAAACCTCACGCCCAGGATCATCAGGTGTGATGGATCGGTGCGCGTTCGCATCGTCGAACGTAGCTTCAAAATTCTCGCCATCCAAAAGGAACGGCTTGTCATACAATGCCGGGAATACCAGGTTCACCTCATCACCACTCAAGTCAACCGCCATCGTCAAATTCAGCGGATAATTATTGACCTCGCCCAGGAACGAACCGCTCGGCATGCTCGCGCTGACATACTCCGCCGTCACGGTCAACGCCTCTGTGATGGCATATGCATTGGTCGTCTTCGGGAAGATGCCATTGACCACCATTCGCAAATACTTACTCGTATTTGTGATCGGCACACTGCTATGGCTCGACCAGTTCTCCCATGTGATCAACGCGCTGGGGCTTGCTTCATTCCACAGCTCCACCCATTCCACACCGTCTATGCTGTGCTGGAATCCTGTCACGGTCATCCAGACACCCTTATTGCGGTACTTGCGTCCAGTGGCAGATACCTTGTCAAACCCTGCCGGGCACTCCAACACAAAGCCCATCTCCACCGTATCAGGCAACCAAACCGACCCCACTTGGAACGCCCCCACCTTCACGCCCATCGCCGGGTCCCCGCTCACCGCAAGCTGCTTCACGTGGTACAGCTTGCTCACCGTGCTGAGCGGGTTTTTCTTGTTGATCAATTTCCACTGCCCGGTCCGCGCCGGGTTGGCAGCATCATAGAACTTGGTCGTCGCGTCATACACCCATTTTGCATTTGTGCTGCTGCTCAAATTGAACATCGGCTTTTCGTTGTCATACGTGCTGTCCGAATCAGCCGGATCTCCTGCACTGGGATTGCTGTACACCATGCGGATCGGGTTCTGAATGAACTTGAAGACATCGTTCGCTGAATGTCCCTGCTTGGTCGTTCCCCAGACGCCGCGTTTTTTCACCTTTAGCTTGCACTGCTTGGCATTCTTGCCCTTGTAGTAGATCCATTCTGTACCGTGATAGATCACACCTTCATTGTCCATCGCCGCGATCGCAGCGCGGTGCGTGGCATCCACAAGGAACTCCACCCACGTCGGGTTATCTCCGCTCAAGAAAGCGGTCTTCAACGTCAGCGACCATCCCGGCTTCATGTTCAGGTTGAACCACACCTTCGTCGTGGAAGTATTCGGTCCATCGATCCAGCGTTTGATCTCCGTGGCTCCGTTAAAAATGCGCAGGTCATCACAGTCTGCCTGCATCTTGGTTGCGGTCACCAGTGTTGCTGTATCCACCACAATGCACCACGGGCGGTACCCAAAGTTGACCCCTGGCACATTCACGAACTGATACAGGTTCTGCTTGAAATAGCCAGAGGCAGGCGCAGCACTAGCCGTCAGCTCCGCGATCAGGCGCGTCTCATCGTCACCGCCCACATCGATGTCAAGATAGCCGCTGCTGCCTGTCATGTTGAGCGTATCGGTTTCCGCATCCACGGCCCGCCAGGCGGTTGCCCCGGTTTGTAGCATCGCCAGAAAGCGGTCCGGAAAGCCCGGCTCTTGCTGCAGCTTGATCACCCGGCAAGGCATAAGATAATCCAGCCCGTCATCGCCAAAGGTCACCACCAGGTCACCCAGCGTGCCGCGCTTGAACCAGCTTTTTAACTGCGAGATCAACGCATAGCGGTTGGCATAATTTTTGACCTTGATGCTCAAGACCTTGGTCTGCGCATCCACGGTGTAGATCCCGGCATCCATCGAGTCGGCATCCGTCTCGGAAAGAAAGACCGGTGAGGCTTGCGTGGTGTCATGCGGGTTCAACAGCACCGTCTGATATGACGCGCTGTTCAAGGCGTGCTCGTTATACGTTTGGACAGTATGCAACATAGCTCATCGTTTCCACAGCAACACTTATGCCCGTTTCCCCTTCAGCACGCTGCCCAGGCTTCCGGGCGGGGTGCTGCCTTGAAGAATGACAGGCGCGAAAAATTGAAAATTATCGGTGGTCGAACTTTGCACCATCCCCGAGCTGCTGCTCGCCCCAGCCGCAGCCAGCCCCAACCCGCCGCCCGCTGCAGCGAACAAGCGCCCCATGCCCGACAAGCTCGAAGCGCCCCCGTTCGTCGGTGGCACCAGCGCCCCCAGCATAGCGGCGATCATCGCCTCCACGATGGAAACCACCGCATCGTACAGCGCACCCGCACCGCCCACCAAGCCGTCCACCATCCACTGAATGATGGATGCGCCCGCCTGCGTGAACTGGATCGCGTTGCTTGCCAGGGCATAGATGATGTTCTCCAAAAAGGCGCTCCCGGCTGCCAGGGTCTGATCCGGAATTGCATCGACCAAACCCTCTGCAAGGGCGAACAGCAATTCCTTCCCCGTCGTCAGCAAGCTCGGGATGATCCGCTTCAGCGCATTGATCAACGTTGGGAAGAACTTCCCCTCGATCACATACCCTGAAAGATAAGGCAGCCCGTTAATGATGCCGGTTGCAATGGCAAGCAGCAATTGTCCGGCAACGTCCACTAACAATGGCAGGTTCTCCAACAGCGTCTGCACGATCAACACAATGGCTTCATAGATCGCAGGAATTAACTCCGGTGCGGCTTCAGTAAGTCCCTCAGCCAGCGCAATGATTGCCGCCAATGCCGCTTCGATCAGCATCGGCAGGTTCGCCACGATGGCATCGATCAGCACCAACAGGATATCCACGCCCGCACCGATCAAACTCGGCAGGTTCTCCACAATAAAATTGAGCAGGGCAGTCAAGATCGAGATCGCCGCCGTAAGCATGGAGGGCAGCGCAGCTGTGATCGCATTCAAGATCGACTGCACAACAGCCAGCCCTGCCGCCAACATCTGCGGTGCCTGCTGTGCCACATCCGTGGCGATCTTCGTCACCAGCCCGGTCAATCCCTCAGCCAGTTTCCCGAAGTCCCCATCAGAGCCATCCACGATCTCTTTGAACATCCCCAGGTATTCGCCAACCTGGTCGAACACCGACTGAAAACCCGGCAGGAAGGCGGTCAGCAACGTTCCGACCGTTCCCTTCAAGCCCGCCTGCAAACTTGCCAGCGTATCGTCGAACGCTTCGAAGGCAGCCACGTCCTCTTCAGACATCACCGCGCCAACGTTATGAGCCTCATCTGCCAGCCGTGCCAACTCATCCGACCCAGCCGCGATCAGTGGATTCAATTCCTGGGCGCTCTTGCCAAAGAGTGCCATCGCCAGCGCATCACGCTCAGCCGGGTTCTCGATCTCGCCCAGCCGGTCGATCACGTCTGCGAACACATCCTGCGTATCACGTAGATTGCCAGCGGCATCCTCAACACCCACCCCCAATGTCTTGAACGCCTCAGCTTGCGCACCGGTCCCATCCCGCCCTTCAGCCATCGCACGCACCAGCCGCGACTGTGCGCCGGTGATCGTATCGAGACTCGTCCCCACCTGGTCGCCGATGTACGCCATCTCCTGCAGCTGCTCAACGGAGATGCCCGTCTTGGCAGACAGATCCACCAGTTCGGCAGATGTGCCAGCCACGTCCAGCATCATGCCGGTCAATGAGCTTCCAATGGCAATTACAGCCGCAATAAGAGCAAAAGCAATGCCGATGGTGGTTTTGATCGTGGCTCCCACTCCGCTCAGAACGGTCTCAAAGCCTTTCAGCTTTCCACCAGTTTCTTCGGTCTCGTTGCCCAGGTCTTCAACGCTGTCGCCAGTCTCATCGGTGCCGCTTTGCATTTCATTCAGCGCCTCGCTGGTCGTACCCAGTTCACGCTCCATCTTATTGAGCGTTTCGGTCTCTTTATTCAGCTTGATCTCGGCATCCTGTGCGGCTCGGCTGTTGGCACCATTTTCTTCAGCCAGGCGTTTATGCTCTTCCTGCAACGCTGCAACCTTCAGCTTCTGGATATCGATCTGGTTGGTCAACGTCTTCATGCGCGACTCTAGACCGGTTGCATCTTTTGTCCAATCGCCCAATGCCGCTGCCCCCGCCTTGAAGCTGCTCTCCAAAACGCGCAGTTCCCGATTCGCCGCGCCAATCGCGGTCTTGAAATCGGTTGTGTCAACGCCAAGTTTTCCAGAGAGTTTTTCTACAGCTTCAGACATAATGTTGGGTCCATTACAACCAGGTCACCTGGTCGGCATATACCTGCTTGGGCTTGTTCTTCTTGCCTTCCTTCCACGTCGCGTAATAAAACACGAACGGGATCAGGCTTTCGATATCCGTCAGATCGATCTCCCGCAAACTCCAGCGGAACGACTCGACCAGACTGCACTTAAGATCAAGAAACCAATTCCCATCCCGGTCTATTTCCTCTTCCGAGATGGGTGCGTAGGGTTTCCTGCAAATTGCCTTGCCAGTTGGTTGGCGCGTCCAAGTACCTGCCCCACGATCGACATGCACTCGACCAGGTCGGTCTTTTTCTTCAGATCGTCAACCGAAAACTTATTGCCATAAAAATCAACGATGAACTGATACAGCAGATTGAGCTGCTCCCCAGTCGCCTCGTCCTTTTCCTTCATTTTCGCCAGCCCTGCCTGCACTTGAATGGCTGAATCCAACAAAAAAGTTGGAATACGTGAACGAGAGTGAGTGATCTCGATCTCATCGTTATCTGTATAAAAATTAAGTGTGATGGGTTCCATCTTTTTTTTTCTACCTTCCAAGGTTTCCTCCCTCATCGCTGAAGGAGGAAACCTCATAATGAACTAGGCGGTCGTGAAGCTGATGACCGTGTCGGCATATTCCTGACCGTAGATATCCGTCACGTTGTTGACTGTGATGTAATACTCGGTCAAAGAAGACAGGTTGGAATCGGGGTTGATCGTGATCACCGTGCGAGCCGCATTGATCGTGATCGCAGCCGCAACCGGCGAGTCGTCTGAAGCCTTCACCAATCCAATACCCAGCAGGGCATTGCCGTTCAACGCATTGTTGAAGGTCAGGGTTTGGTTGGAGCTCACCACCACACCCGTGGCGTTATCCACTGGGCTGGCGGTCAATGAAAGGGCGCTCGGGCTGCCAACGACCGGGACCTGTACATTGTCGAACCAGGTCGAGCCGTCGAAGTCAGTAGCGTCTTCATCGCCCACCACGCGCTTCACACCATCGTTGATATCACCCAGGTCGAACGGGTAGATCGTTTTCACAGCCGTGAAGGTGATCTTGGTGGTCTTCGGGTCCGGAGTATCGGTTTTGGTGGCAGTTTCCTGCGAGGGCGAAGAGAACTTGCCCTTCAAATACTGGTAGTACAAATAACTGCCATTGCTCTTCACCGAGCGGAAAGACAGCGCCACATCCGGCGGGGTGCCGCCGTTATCGAACATGCGCCCGGTGGCAGCGTCATACACTTTGCCAAGCACCAGCGCCTGCATCTCCAGCGGGATGGCAGTCACCTCGATGTCGATCTTGGTTTCACCCTCAGCGGTCATCACGTCAAACGACGCATCATCCGCATACTGGGTCTTGCTGTTCACCGTCGGGGTTTGGCTTGCCATCACGGCAGGCGCAAAATACTGCGGCGTTCCAGCCGCATAAGCAGAGGCATCGTCCTGGGTCACCAACGCGATATACAGATCACGCAAGCCCAGCACGCTTTTTCGTTCAGCTTGATTCGTCATGGTTGTTCTCCTTCTTACAAATACAAATATTCGATCGCCAAACCATAATGATGCGTCTGGGCATCCTGCGGTAATTGGCGCATGGTACCTTTTACAAAGCCTGCAGCGATCATGGCAGTGTCTACTGTTGCTTCAGACGGTATGCCCGCCTTATCCCACATCGTGATCTGCACGGTGTAGAGCCGTTCTGTTTCGGCGTCGTCGGCGTGCTGCGCAGCAGGCGAAGGCAGCAACTGATGTGTGACGTAGGCATTGGGTAACGTGCCTTTATAGGGCGCTGAGGCGAAAGAGATCGCCGGGCTGATGGTTCCCAGTGCGGTTTCGACACGCTCGAAGATGGTGGTCATGCCAAGCCCATCCTTTGCATGATGGCTTTCATGCCTTTTTTGAGTTCGTTTTTCAGCCGGTGACCTCGAAAGGTCGGACGTACGAACGGCTCAGCGGCCTGGCGCGTGGTGCCATATTCTTTGTAAGTCGCCTGCGGCGCATCGCTGCCACCGACAGTGGCTTCGACATACAGGTAGTTGCCTTCCTGCTGCACGCCGCTGACTTGAATGGTGGAGGCGGTTTCACCGGTGTACTCTTCGGACGTCTTTTGCAATTGCGCGATCAACTCATCTTTGATGAACGGTTGAGTCTCACCCAGCAGATCACCGACAGCCTTGTCGACGTTCTCACCAGCAGCCGCCAAGTCTTCCATCCATCCTTCCAAGCCTTTGAAGGTCAGGTTGCCACGCATTACACGGTTCCTTCCACGCGCTCGACGCGCAGCACGGTCCAGTGATTGCGACCGCGCACGTGGTCTACCGAGAAGATCTTCCACGGTGCGGAATCTTTCAGCACCTGCCAGGTCGCGAGCACGTCGCTGCGATAACGAATGGTGACCGTCGCCCGCTGGCTGGATTTCTCAGCATCACTGGCAACACCTTCCTGCCCGTGATCATTGACCCACAACGCCCAAACCGTAGGGTCCGTGGCAATGGTGGCGTAGGCTTCGGTCTGCGCACCGCCCGCCGTCTTGTTGACGGTCGGCGACTGAAACGTGATGCGATCACGCATGTCGCCAACTTGGATATCGATTCCGGCCATTATGGGCTCACATCCTCGGCAGGGTGCTTGAGCACCACCACGTATTGATTGTCTGAAAGGTCGGCGGCTTCGGTCTGTTGGATCTGATCGTCGACGGTGATGGTGCTTTCAAACTTTGACGTTTGAGAGCCACTCACGCCATAGACTCCGACCAGCTTGATGACTACGTCGCCAATGCGAGCGCCTTCGAGGGTCACGCCGCCAGCTGCACTGCCGCCATCAAATTGATACTTGCGATAGCGCAGGGCTTTGGCTTCGAGCTGCATCAACGTCGAGCGGACCGCTGCGGGCGCCTGCCCGACCATGCTGGGGTTGTCGTACCAGAAGGTGAGCAACATGCCTGCCGCAATATTGGCAGTGTTGTCTATGGTCGCATCGGATGCCCAGTCGTGCCCGGTGGCGTTCTTGATGTATTCATCCACCAAAGGCAGGAGCTGCAACATCACCGCATCGGTGGTGCTGGTGCGGAGGAAATTTGCAGCTTGAGCATCAGTGAGAATGTTGGTCATCGGTCGGGTCCTTGGGGTACTCCGTGCGGGAGCCAGTATTCCCGCACGGAGTTGGTTTCATCAGGCAGGGAAGGTAGGATCTGCCTGGGACTCCACTGTTTCTACAGCAACGGCTTAGCCGAGCAAGAGGGCAATCGCTTCGCTCTTGACCGCCTTTACACCCCAAGCGACCGAAATCTCAGTGATCACTTTGTGGTATGCCGGGTAAACCGAAAGCAGGAACGAAATCCCGCTGAACGGATCGGTGATTATCTCGTGTTCACCGGCTGCGCCTTCTTTCGGCAGCTTGGGCAAACGAGTTAGAAGATGCAAGGCGTTGCGCTCAAAGGCGACGTTGGGTGTGTAGCTATTGCCCACCGCAACCGGATCATTATTGACCCAATCGACCTTATTGCCAGGCTTGCCAAGAACAATGTCACCGTCCCCATCACCCGCAAATCCCGTGTTGACCACGTACTTGTTGGTGTCACGCCCGGTCTTGGTATTGGTTAGGATATCGCCTGCCGAAATGGTTCCGGTACCGGTATCAATGTGGATGGTGCTCGATCCCGCAGCATAACCAGCGGTCAAGTCCACAAGATAGCTTGCGCCGGTGCCCTTGGTGTGCTGCACGATCTGCCCTGACTCGTGCTGAAAGAAACCTTCCAGCTTGCCCAAAGTTGCATCCCGCAACATTTCCGCGCTGCCTGCCTCATTAACCTTGAATAGGCTGGACTGTTTACCGCGGATCTGAGCGCTGGTAGTCGAGTTGTAGACCATATGCATATCATCGGTCCACGCGCCGTTGTCGCGCAGGATCTTTCCAATTTGAGCAATATCGCTGAGGTCGCCAGCCGTAGCGAACGGTGTCGTGCCAGGCGTACCGTAGGCGCGAGATGCTCCCTTTTTGGCAGCCAAAAAGAGATCGGATTCCATTTCGTTCAACAGGGTACGAATAGCCTGAGCGATTTGATCCTGCTTCACGTTTTCGTAGATGGCGGCGATTGAGGTTTGCTCTTCCCCGTTCCAGGAAAAAGGCACCTTGCGGATCTTGGTGATCGCCATCTGTCCATATCCGACCGTAGTTCCAGTCGGGTCCGTAACAGTCGCAGCAGGGGTAACATCCGAAGCTGTCATTGTTGGGACAATGGGATAAGTAATGTTCTGATCTTTGGCAACCATTTCTGCCGAAGAATCTTTGAACGCCGCTGCAACAAAGCCGGTTTGTTCGCGTAAAACGCGATCAGCAGCCTTTTGGGCGTCGAGTACCAATCCAGTGAGAGTGTTTGTAGTCATTGGCTAATTCTCCTTTACTTAGCCTTCAAGTTTGCCGCCGCGTTGTGCGAAGGCAAGTCGTTCACGCGGCGGCATGTTGTTGTACTCCGCGAGAGTCATCACATCTTTCGGCTTTGCCGCCTCATCGGAGGCTTCCGGGGATGTGGGGGAGGCAGGAACGAAGAGCTTGGCGACATCGCTGGGCGCGGTGGCTTTCACAAGGCGGTCGTACAAGCCTTGTTTGGCTTCATAATCGGCTTGCAATTCATCCAGCTTGGATTGCAGAGCCAGCGCGTTTTGCGTCGCTTCTTCAGTTCCCTGGTTTAGCAGGTCGGCAATTTCCGACGCCTGTTTCTTCAACTTTGCGTCTGCCGCCATAAGCATATCGAGGGCTGCTTTCAGATCGAGCATGGTTAGTTCTCCTTTTTCAAAATGTTGTTTACACGTTCGCTCAGGCTCTGCGCCTGAAGCTCAAACTCTGCCGCGGCAGGATCGCTGGAATCCGCACTGGGCGAGGGATTGACATTTTCAGCAGACTGGCTCCGAGGGGAGGGCGAGCCGCCGCGCATCTGGTTCAGGAGGCGCGTCACAGTCTGGTCGAGGGTTTCGATACGGTCAGCCATTCCCGATCGAATGGCTTGCTGGGCGCTGACCACGCGCCCTTCGCCGTATCCATTGCGAACATCGTTGGGCTTGACTCCGCGATGAAGGGCAATCGAATTCAAAAAACTTTCGTACACGTCGCTGACTCTTGCCTGAATGACTGCATGGGCTTCTTCGGAAAGCGGCTCGTATGGATTACCTTCGGTCTTGTATTTGCCCTCTTTGATAAACGTGACCTTGACGCCATCCTGTTCGAGCTTCTTGCTGACATCCTGATGCACGGCAAAGACACCGACCGAGCCCACTTCACCGTCTGGCGTGGCAACGATCTCATCAGCAGCGGACCCGCTCCAGTACGCGGCAGACGCCATCAGATGATTGGCAACTGCCACGATCGGCTTTTTGCCACGCGCCTGATAAATGCGGTTGGCAGCCTCGGCAATTCCATTCACCTGACCGCCCGGGCTGTTGACATCGAGGACGATCGCGCCAATCTCTGGGTTATCCACCAAGGCAGAAAAATCAGCGGCGAAACGTTCGGCGCTGGTCGCACCAGAGACATCGGTCATCATATTGGCACGCGGGAAGATGGTGCCAAACAACGGCAGGATCGCCACCATTTGCGCACTTCCAACCACGCCTTCATTGCGATTGGGCGGGCGGCTCGCACCGTGGATGCGGGTTTGCACTTCTTCCGCAGTCAGCTTTTCGCCGCTGACGTGGCGATACACGATCTCTTCGAGCACAGCCAGCTTTTGCGGCAGGATCGCCCAGGGTGATTCGGTGAAGGCATTCAAAATATAAGATCGCATCGTTACTCCTCTACAGCCTGGCTCACAGATTTGCTTATCGGCTGGATATTGCTTGCCATCCAATACTGGTCGCCTTCGTCATAGGGATTAAGTTCATCCTGTGCGCGGGCTTCATTCGGGGTCATCTGACCAGATTGGATCTTCGTGTTGTTCATCTCTGCGCGTTCCTTGGCAGCCATGCGCAGGAGCGCTTCACGCTTGAACTTGAAATAGCTATTGACCTGCTCTGCACGCGAAAGCCAGCGCACACGCGCCGCCTCTTCCCACGGGACGAGGAACGGGTCGAGCGTGAGCGAGACAAACTCTTGATATTTTTGCTCGTTCGAGTTGTAGGCTTCCTTGCCCTTGTTGAGCATGTGACCGGGCATCCCAAAAAAGAGGGCGATGTCGTCATCGGTGGCAGAGATACTTTCGAGCCAGCTTGAATCTTTGGTCTGTAATTCAACCGGCTTGTATTCCTTGATCTTGTTGTCGAGAATGGCAAGCCGGAAGGCATTGTCTGAACCGCTCATAGCGCCTTCGTAGGTATCGCGTATCTTCTCGCGCACTTCCTTGCTTGCTTCGCCATCCACGGTCATCACTGCCGCAGGCATAAAGCCTTGCGCATACATCTTGGACTGGGTCTTATTGGCTGCCATGCGCCGCCCGAAGGTCTCGCGGGCAAAGGTCACAACGCCGCGTCCCATCCAGCCGGTTTCGTCGGGGTTGATCAGCAGGTGCAGAATTTCAACGCCGGGGATGTAGGAAGGTTTGGGTGAGTTTGAAAAACGATGCTCGTACCAAAGATTGCCTTGCAAGTCGAAGACCGGGCGGGTGCGGTTCGCAGGCAAAACAAAGACCTGATTCGGCGACTTGGGAGGGCGCCATTGATAGCTATTGCCATGAAAGATCAACCATTCGGTGACAGCCTTCTTGAGCAGGAAAGGCGTCCAGCCCCACGTGTTCGGCGAGATCTGCATCAGATAGGGCATGTTGCGGGTGACGTGATCCGGCTCTACGTTCAGGATCGATCCGTTCGCGCTTTTCTGATACATCTTGAACGGCAAAATCCCGACCGCATCAGAAATGATGTTTTTTGCGCGATAGGCGGTGGCAATACACTGAGACGAAAAGATAGAGACCGTTTCACCGGACTGCGATTTTTTTCCATAGGGCGACTCCCAGCCAGCGCTCGGGCTGTTCTGGGTATCGATCTTGGGGTCACTCGTATTAATCAGACTTTGCAGAAGAGGCATTGTTCGCTCTTTCCTTGAGGATCAAAAACGCGATACCGATCATGAAAATTCCAGCCGCGATCCATGCCGCAGGAACGTAGATCTGCGCGATGCCCCACACGATGCAGGCTGCGCCGAGAAATAAAAGCAGGTCGGTCAGGTCAATACGCTTCATTGGATTGCAATCAGGTCAACTTGCTTATCAAGAACCAAAACGCGATTGGCAAGAGGAGTACCTTCAAATTGTTTTTGCCACATTTGCTTCAAGCGCTCACGGTCTTGAGCTGAAAGAATATTGTTGGTTTTCAAAACATACAAAGACGCCGGTTTCACTTCCTGATAAAAGATGGAAGAGCAGTAACTGCATTTGATCCCGTCGCTTTCAGAATGAGGCGCACCGCATTGCGGACAATTAAGCATTGAGAACTCCTTCCGAATAAGCTCCAAAAACATCAACCAGCGGACCAGACATGGCTTTCACCCGCTCAACATTCGGCAGCAGGTTCAAGCCTTCCTCAACCCACGGACGCACATAAAAATCAAGGGGCATGTCGAACATCGGCGAGTGATAGGTGGAAGGCGGGCAGTGCTTGACAGCCCCTTGATAGCAGTCCATGCCGCACAAGATGACCGGATCACAACCCATCCACAAGGCGAGCCAAGTGGCGGTATTGCTTGAGAAAAAACCAGTCCATACACTTGGCACATCGAACTCCACATCGCTGGACGGTTCCGGGCTGACGTGTATGGCTTTGTGCTCCTGCACCGCCAGCACCTGCAAGGGGTTGGTCTCGGGCTGATCGTTATAGACCATGTACATGGGCTGATGGTCGGGCGGGCAGTGATAAAAGCCGTGGTAATTGACGGCGATCATGATGGCGTTTTGAGGTACGCGCTTGAGGTCTTCCACCAAACTGGGACCGCCGCCCAGGATGGCGGCAGGCATTCCATGATGCTTGTGGCGTAATTGAGAAAGTTTCATTGCACGAACACCAACTGCACGCGCCCCGTCAACATGCTCCACAGCAAGCCAATAAAAAGCACGCCAATCGCAGAGGCTGCCCAAATGCCAACGGAGTAAAATGTCTTCATGGGGCGATACTCTTCACGAAGGGCTTGCACAGCATCCTTTTGAGTTTGCTCACCATTCGCGATCTGCTTTTTTAGATCCTTGATTGCATCTGCCTGTTTTTCATTCGAGTCGTAGATATCCAAAATGGCAGAGAACAACAACACGTCACGTGTATTGATATCAATACTGCCGCCGTTTTGAATCACATCTCGGATATTTCGGATCAGTTCACTGTTGCCCGTCATGACTTGCCCTCCTTGGGAAGTGTGTTGATAAACTCGCGGAGTAGATCGACCGCGTCGTTAAAGCCTTGGGCGTAGGTACCAGTTTCAGGAAGCGTGCCCGGTTCGGGCGCGGGTGGAGGCGTAACATCCACAACAAGCGGCGCGACCAGTTCGGCGTTGATCTGCTTGTCGTATTTGATGGCGCAGTATTCGTCTCGCAGACTCCACAGCTTGACCCATTGATTACCGCCAATGGATTCGGGTAACACTTCGGCGATGTTGACGATGTCTTTCAGAAATAAATTGCGGATGCTCTCACTGGTGACTTGGGGTCTGGTGCGTACGCGCAGCCCTTTGACGCTGGTCACTTTGATGGCGTTGATCGGCGCGGGGAAGTAGCGCTGCATGAGATAGGGAATCGGGTCCACGCAGTAACCGCGTGAGGTGCGGATGGAGCCAGGGACGGGGTCGCGCAGGATGACTTCGAAGTGGAGATGCGTGCCGCCGCTGGCACCGCGTTGCTTGTCTTCTACGTTGCCGCCCATTGTGCCGATCTGCTTGCCTGCTTCAACCACGTCGCCCACTTGTACCTGCACGTCTTTGAGGTGCGCGTATAAGGTGGAGTATCGGCGGGTCTCATGCTCGATGACGACTCTGCGACCATAGCCGCCCTGGTCAGAATAGCCCGCTTCGACGACCAAGCCAAAATAAGCGGCATAGATCGGTGCGCCGGGTTGCCCGCTGACGACACCGATATCAATGCCCATGTGCTTGCCTTCGGTCTTCGCGTACATCTGCCAATTGATGTTTGCGAATTCCTGAAACACGTAGGCGGTGGGGATGGTTGGGTAGACAGGTCTCTGCATAGGAAATAAAAAAGCCGCTCTGAAAACCTCGATTGAGGTTTTCAGAGCGGCATCAGCTTCTGAGGGGGGATGTCCCAGATATACCGGGACTGCCATTGGGTAGGTTGTTTTCAAATTGTGGAGGCAGGGTGAGGGGGGCACCCTGCGCAACCACTTTCACATTGTAGCACAAAAATAATTGTTTTCAATTTCTTTTTCAACGGCTGGCGTTACCTGCGTGGCGGGTTATGCCACACCTGCACGCTTGCCACTACGATTTTTATGCAAGACACCTTTTTGAGCCACAGCCTTAGCCACGTCAGGTGCATGCTGTGTTCGGCGGCGAACTCCTGTCCACGGATAACCCATATCAAAAGTTTCAATCTCTGGGTCATTACATAAATCAGTGAACATCCTGCCGTCTTTTTCGGTAATTACATCGAAGCAAGAAAACTTACCTGCCGCCAAAACAGCCGCCTTGATATTTTCATAGGTGCGGTTCTTGCCACGCAAATCAGACACAGTATCAAAACTATCTAAAAAAATGACGCTCATTTTGCCTTTCTTTCGGACAGCCACGAAGGTCTGTGAATGCCCGCTTCTTGCAAAGCCGTTGCTTGTTGCTGCGGAAACGGGCATTGCTTGCCCTTCGAGCGGGTTTTCAACATTGTCGCAGCTCTCCGCGATCGGTGAAAGGCATGTTGCCAAAGATAATGCTGATCTGCTGGCTGTGCGAAAAGAGGTTTTTATAGTTTGCTACCACCAGCGCACGCGCACGACTCTCAATCAAGTGCAACTCACAACGGTCCATGCAACCCTGCGGCGCGATGTTCTTTTCCAGCCAGATCATCCAGGCTGGGTCAGAGAGCGCCAACGCCAGCACAGCGTTTTGATAGCGGCGGCGCAGGTCAAAGGTCAAACCATCGTCGGGCAAATCGCGCACACGAAGTTTTCTTTTCATGCTACATGCCCCAATCAGGGTTCAAGATTTCAGAGAGGTCAACCTTATTCAGGTAGGCTCTGGCGCGTGCCATGCCGTTGACAAGGGCAATCGTCAAGTCGATGCGCTTTGTACGGTCGAGGTGCTTGCCGCGTCGCTCTTTGACCAGCTTCTTTTGCTCGTTGCCGTTCATCGCAATCGATGCGTTGCCAAAGCACCAACGCGCCACCGGGTTCGGCTCATGGGTTAGCATGGGTAACTGCTCTTCCGTCTCATCCTCTTCAGAGATAACGGTCCGTTTCTGCCGCAACAGGATCTCCACAAAATTGATCGGGTCGGTCATGTATGAATACTGCTGCGGCGTCTCGATTACCCAATCCTGCTTGGGCGCTCCCTTTTGCAGATGCTGTATCAACATGGTCGCAAAAGACAAGTCCATGCCACATTCGAGAATGTTGTAAAGTTTGGCGAGATCCCAGATTCGTTCTTCAATGGTGTCATAGTCGATCTGTCTGCCAGGCGTCGCGTGGATCCACCCGGCAGCCGCCCATTTATCGTAAGGCACATGGTCTTCTTGGGCTCGCTCACTCATGGTCTCTTCTGGGATCCAACAATCCCAGATCACGCGCCAGTCATCAATGCGCTTTCCGTTTTTCTCTTGCGGCGGGAATATAAGGCAGATCGCCGAAAGGTCGGTAGTGGTCGAAAAGTCACCGCCGAGATAACAATCCAACCCAATCAAGTCCGCGCGAGACCAGGCGCCGATGGTCGAATCAAATAACTGAATTGGCAGCCAGCCTGAAAGTTTTGTAGTGGTCCATTGGTTGAGGTTGAGCCAGCGAAACAAACGCTCTTTTGCAGGGTTCAGCTTTGCTTCCACGGCGAGCTCTCGCAGCGCCTCGACCGGGAAAACAATATCCAACATCGGGTTGGCTTTGTACCAGTTTTGCTCATTCCAGATATCATCGCCATCGTAAGAAAAGATCACTGGGTAAAGCGTTGGAATATCTTTGGATATATCCCCGCCTGGCTTGCGGGCATCGATCACGCTTTGCGCTCGCTCGTGCAGCTCCCACCCAATCGTGACGCGGTCAGGGTCGTCACCCGCAGTGGTCAAAACAATCCGCAACGGGTCGCGGCGGGCAAGACCAGTGCCGTGTGTCAGAATGTCATACAGGGCACGTCCATGCCATGAATGGATCTCGTCCATAATGGTCAGGCTTGCGTTCGGTCCGTGTTTGTTGGCAACGTCACTGGAAAGAACTTTCAGGCGTGTTCCAGTTTCTTTGTTGACGATCTCTTTGAGGCTGTCCGTGATCTTCACACGTTTTACGAGTGAAGGCTCCTGGTCAATGATCTCAACCAATGGCTGATAAAGCGTTTCCCTGGCATTCTCTTTATCCGCGCCTGCAAAGTAGATCAGCCCATTCGGCTTTTGCTTGTTAAATAAAAATTCAAGACAGAAATTACAACCAAGCAATGATTTCGTGTTCTTCTTGGGGAGTTCCACGTACACATCACGATATTGACGAAACCCGCGTTCGTTCAACGTCCCATACACGTCATAAACTATTTTGCGATTCCACGCCTCAAACTTAAACGGCTGACCGTGAAAGTCACCAGTCAGTTTGAAGTGCTCCATAAGTTTGATGGCATGCAGGGCTTTTTTTTCGTCAAACATGATCATTCATCAAGTAAGGCGTCAATGCCTTTTTTAGGCTGCTCTTTTTCTTTCTCTTTTGGCGAAACGCCAGCGCGAGAACGAGGCGTCAGATACAACGATTGCTCAAGCATCAATGCCAGCTTACGCTTTCCATCGAGACGGGCATCAAATCCCTGCAAGCGAGTGAGCAATGCATTCACTTGCGATAGCGCCCCGAAATAATCTTTCAACTGATCGCCTTTTGGTTTTATCTTTGACAGGAACTTTGCCGCCTCACGATATTCCTTTTCAACTTCAGATCGGATATCGAACAGCCAATCACACTCTTCGAGCACAAGGCAATATTTGACGATCATGTTTTCATCAAACGCGGTGGCAATCGTCCCATCCACTTCGAGGTACAAACTGATAATGCGTTTCCAATGTCCGGCCGCTTTTGCATGCGCTTTACCAATCAACGCGGCTGGCGGATTATTTGTCAACGCAGTTTTTGGCATCATCGCAGACTCCGCTGATGCGCGAGCATCTCGGTCCGCTGCAGATTGGTGGCGGTCACGATCATTGAGAACAGAAGGTTTTTTTGCTGGCATACACTATCTCACTAACGGAAATTTCTCACATTCGGGGATTTTTTTATAC